TTAAAAGTTGTACCTGTGGATATACCAACAACAGAAGTTTGCACAGCACCAACAACAGGAAAGCTGCATATCATTTGGCTATAGCTTTGCACACCTGCAGAGATTGCAGAGGGTGGGGGTTGGTTTTTGTAATTTACTGTACTATCTGCTGCATAACTGTTTATGGTTGTTATGATAGCTACTATGGTTGCTAGTAATAAAAATATAAATTTATCAATCATTTCTTCTTTCACTTTTTTGTCTTTTTAATGCATTTTCTAACCCACCACCAAAAAAGTTATACCATAGTTTACCAAATACAGGTAAATTTTTAATAGTTTTTTCTGGTAAAACATCACCTTCTGTAGCTAAATTATGAATATCTTTACCTATGTCTGTAAGTAAACTTAAAGGGGGTGTTACAGTGTTAACTATAGCTCCTTCAATATCTCCTTGTGATAAATATCTTTCCTGTATATATTGACTTGCAAACATAATTGACCATAAATGATTTATAGAATTGTCTGATATATCTTCAACATTAAAACCCTTACCCATAACCCAATCTTTAGTTTCTTTAACTGTACCATTCATGCCACCTACTAAAACCATATAACCTGCAAGATTTCTACCTGCTTTTAATTTGTTACCTGCTTTGTATTCTTGTATAACATTTTTACGAAGTAAATCTATTTGTTTTATTGTAAAAGATTTAAGGGCATAAAATATACGACCATTAGGAGCATTTAAATATGCTTGTGGCATTTCAGACATTGATATAGGCTGTGCATCTGATAGCTCATTCCATAAATAAAATTTAACCCTATCTGTTATTTCACCATTTTTTAACTCAGCCACTAACATATTAAATTCATCATCTCCAAATACTTCTTTATATTTTTTTGCTAAAGATTTAGTACCTGCTTCAGACTGCACTGCTTTTGTAGCTTTTTTATAACCAGCCTTTAATAAAACATTTTTACCGTATCTATCTGCCATTCTAAACCCAGATATTTTTAATACCCCACCTAATATTCTTGAAGTATCTATGGCATTATTTAACTCGTGTGACATTATGTCATCTAAACCTAATTCTTTCATAGACACTTTAGCTTTACCAAATAAAGCAGATATAGTATTTCTATTACCTTGAATCCAAGCAGAAACTCCAACATCACCTAATTGAATCATTGCAGATAATGGATTACCCAAAGTAACACCATAACCTATATCCCTAACATATTTAAGAACTTTATTGGGTGATTTTTCTCCCATACCAAATCTAGTAGTTAATAATTTTGTTACATCATCAACATCATCTATTTTAATATTACCAGCTTTTAATTCTTGATTAATATAATTCCCTACTGATTCTTCAATATTTTCATCATAAGGTTTAATTTTTTTATCTTTACTAACTCTACCTAAAAATGTTCTACGTTCAATATCATTAACTGATTGTCTAATATAATTTGTTAAAGCTACAGAAGGTTCATCATAAAATTTCATCATGTCTTCTGTGACTGTGTCTATTTTTCTTGACTTAGTAAAACCCAAACCTGCACCATCTACTTGACGATTAAAACCTCGAATTGATTTATTAAGAATATCTACTACTTCATCATCTGGTAAATCCTTTGCTGATTTTAATCCTAATTCTCTTGCCCTATTATACAAGGCATTGTTTATCACACCCCTTTGTTCTGAATTTAAAAGATTTTTTATACCGTCTAAATCTTTTACTTTTCTAGGAAAATAATTAGCAATTACGTTTATATCGTAGCCTACATCCGATAAATCTTTTTGTTTTTTATTTAATAAATTTCTAACATTAGTTATATCTTTTTGAATATTAGGGTTTTTAGGTTTTAATATTTTTACTACGCTACCATAGTTACCATTATTTAAATGCATACCTATTAATTTACGAGTTTTTTTATTTTCCCTATTAATTGCTCTAGTAAAATTTTTAATTAATTGTAATTCACTGTGTGTTCTTGTAGACACATTAAACTCATGTTTTCTTAATCTACCAAATATTCTTGGTGCAACATTTTTTATTCTTGTAGATATGTTACCAATTATTTCATCAGTAAATAAACTTACTTTACCTTGAGAGCCTTTATTATGTATTTTAAGTAATTCTTGCTCTACCCTTGCTTGAGGCAATGTTAAATTTTTTAAAGGTACAGATGTATTATTAATTGTTTTTGTTAAATCTTCCGCAGACATTCCTAATTCTTTTTGTACAAAATTAGGTATATCTTTTGCAGCTACATTTTTAGATTTAGCTAAAGATACTGCATCATTAATAAATTCCATTTTTAAATTAGCATCTTGTATTTCTTCTTTTTTTATTTTCCTACCCCTTAACACATTTAAACCTTTAACAATAACACCACCAGCTACTCCACTAAATGTTGTATATAAAGCTAATTTTTCTTTATCAATTTCAGCATCAACTGTAGCTAAATCTTCTGTAACAGAAAATAAACCACCTATACCTGCACTAGTAGCAATACCCGCTTTTACTGTCTGCCCAACTGGAAGAAGTATAGTAGGGTCAACAAGTATTTTTGAAATTGAACCTAGAGTTTCTGCAAATCCAGTACTTCCCTCTTTACTTAGTGCAGACATAATTGGATATTCTTGTTTTAGTTCTTTTTGTCTATGCTTAATTAAAACTTCACGTCTTTTATCTTCCGGTAAGTCAGTAAAACCCTCCCCATATAATTCATCAGGGGATGTATAAAATGTACCGTTCCTACCGAAAGTACCCATAGGAAATTTACTTTCTAAATACAAAGAAGAATTAGTAAGAATATTATTAGTACTATCTAAACCGTAGTTAAACTTTTTAAAAGCACTTATTTCATCCAGAGCTTCTTTCCTTTCTTTTTCTTTTTTTTGTTTTTTTATTTGTTCAGGGGTAGATTCTTTAAAAACTGAATTAAGAATACTAAGGTCAACAGAACTTGTAGATTTTTTATCCACATCATTAGTTTCACTATCTTTAATAGGGCTAGATATTATTTCATTAATTAAATTTAAATCTGCCATTTAGTCTCCTTATTTTTTAAATTCCCACTTATTTGTAAAAGGTATATTCATACCGTCTATCAAATCACTATCTTTTTCTATTAAACCACTATTTTTATACTGGTTAAGAATTGCTAATACAGCATCTTTATCACCTCCCCAAGTATCTTCACGCCCCTCTTTCTTCTGTTTCTTTTTCCACTTGTCTTTATAATTTTCTAAATCATTATGTATTCTAGTTATAAGTTCATCTTTATTATTTATACCTGAAAAATCTGAATCATCTATAATACTAGAATATAAATCATTTTCTGCTTTAGTTGCTAACGAGGGAACAAAAGGTTTACCTCTATCTTCTTTTTCTTTTTCTTTTATTTCTTTTTCTTTTTTAAGATTTCTAGCATCAATAGATTGAGCTATACCAAGCATTGCTGCTCCTCTTTGATAATCGTTATTAGTTAAAAATGCTTCCGCTATCCTATTGTAATAATCTGAACTTGTCTTATCAAGCTTTGCTAAATCTTCCTGTAACTCTTTTTGTAAAGCTTCATTTTTTTTTGCCTTAGACATTTCAGGGTCTTCATACCCTAGCTTTTTCATTAAGCCACGCCCTAACATATCACCAAACTGTTGACCTAGTATAGCTACCGTAGGGTCTATATTACCAGCTTTTATTCTTGCTAGTGCTTTTTTTCTATTTTCTTCTGCTCTTTTTTCTAATATAGATGCAGTATCTAACCCAAATATATTTTTAATCATCCCTGCCATTATGCACCTCCATAAGCTTTACCAGCAGAACCTGCAGCTGCTACTAACATTTGTTCGAATAATCCCGGCTTACGCCCTGTAGCTGGTGTACCTGCTTGGAATGCTCCAGCAGTTGCAGCAGCACGAGCTTGTTCTAATCCAGAAGCTTGACCAATTAAACCTTGCTCTATACCTAATACATCTTTAAATGTACCCATACTAGCCCCTAGACCACCTAGTAAGTTAACTAGTTGTTGTTGTCTTGCTTCTTGATTTATATTATATAGCTCAGATTGTAAACCAAAGTCTTGTAATCTTTCTGCGGAAGCTAGTTGTCTTGCTTGTGGCCCTAACTCAGCTAATGCCCTAGATTGTGCTAAACCTAATCCGTAAGCATCAGGGCTAACCATTCCTGTACCTTCCCCAGCACCTACTGCTTCTCCTGACACTTGTAATCCTAAACGACCTGACCCAAACAAATCACTTCTTAATTGTTGTCTTTGTCTTTCTAGTTCAGGTGTTAATAAAGCAGTTTGCTCTTGTAATATTTGTTGCTCCCTTGCTCTTAAATCATCACCCGTAAAATCAAATGTAGGGATAGGGGCTTGTGCCTGTTCTAAGTATTGAGAAAGTAAGGGGCTAGTTGCAGCAATACCTTGCCCATACAACGCTTGTAATTCAGGGGTTAGTTCTTGTTCAAACCTAAATCCTAAATCACCTTCTTTTCTTCCTGTTGCTGTACCCGCTAAACCTGTATATGTAAACGGTTCAAACCTAGCTCCGGGTGCAGCTTTAGCTGGCTGTGCTTTTTCTCCACCTAATATTTTTCCTATACTACTACCCATTTTTTATCTCCTTAGTTTTATTTCGTTTTCTCCAGACCTGATGTAACAAACCATCTAGGCCCATCTCTGTGCTATATAATTCAAATTTGTACATTTCTAAAAATTTCCTATGTTTGTTATCATCAGTGTTTTCATGTAAAGCATATACATCTTGTTTGTATAATCTTAGTATTAAATCTAAACTATGTTGTAAACTTTTCTTTGTTTCTTTATTCCATTTGTAAACATCACAATGTAAAAATAATTTGTCCTCGTACTGTTCTGTAAATATTGTATAATCTTTATAAAGTATTACAGGTGTTTTCATTAAGCAGTTCTTTTCCACATATATACAACTATGTAAGGTTGTAAGTTAGCATCTGTACCACTAGAACCAGCTGATGCTATAGATGTAGCAACAGTAACTCCTGTTGTTTTAGTTTCTGTAAAACCATGCGGGTCTCCACTTCTTAAACCATTAGGGCCATCAGCAGTTCCAGATGACCCATAACTTGGGAACTCTGTACCTTGAGCAGATAAATGTTTGTGTCCGGAGTCAGTTACTGTAGAAGTTGCTGTATGTGTATGACTTACTACAATAGCATCTGCACTACCACCTGTTTCTTCTAATGTATCAAATGCTGTATCACTACCATCTATACCTACCATAACACGACCTGCACCAAATGATACCCAAGTACCAAAACCTAATAAGGTTGCGGGGTTAGTAGCTACTGCTGCTTGTGTGTATATAGTCCCTACTGGAAATAAAGCTGCTTTAGCTGCAGCAACTGCAGTAGTGATAGCAGATGTTACATAAGCTGTAGTGCCTATTTGTGTTGAATTAGTAGCAGCACTAGCTGTTGGAGCTGTTGGTGTACCTGTTAAAGCAGCATTATTAGTATCAGCTTTACTGTTTACTGCTGTCTGTATGGCATCAAATTCATCATCTATCTCTGTACCTTTTACAATCTTATTTGCATTACCTGTAGATAACGCATCCTTTGCTGCAAAGTCTGTTGTTTTTGAATAATTACTCATTATATAATCCTACCCTGTTTAGTGTAAATGTCTAGTTTTTGAACGCTTAATAACGCCCCATCTATTGTTGTTTCAATACCAAGTTGTACTATTGAACCTGAACCTGATATAGAAGAATCAAGTCTTTCCAAAGAAATACCTGAATGATACTCTGCTATTGTTGCTGCATTACTTCCGTACTCAGCTATACCGTACTCTGATACTGCTGATTGACTTAAAGTAAATGGAAAACTAAAATAATTAGTTGTATAATCAAAACCACACTTTAAAGTAAAAGGTTGTGATGAACTTCCAATAGCTGTAACTGCTGCTCTCTTTATTAATTTAAGTATATTAGGTTTATTAAAATCAAAATGATTAGTAAAGTATGACATGGTATATGCACTACCATTATCGTTATAACCACTATACTCAGCTATACCATCTGTTTGTGTTAGATACATAACTTTACTAGTAGCATCATAAACATAATCAGTATGACTTAAATTATTCCAAGTAGTTACTCTTAATGAAGCATCTTCTAAAGTACCCCTAGTATCAAATAAAAATACTTGTGCTGCTTCCGGTAAACTAATTAAATAAAAAGCTTCTTCAGGAAAGTAACAAGATTTAACTAAACCTAGGTCACTTTCTCTATTAACTATATCCATAAATGTATCTCTTACATTTTTAGATAAATCATTTAATGGTTGAGATTTTTCTTGTATTGTTCTACCTAATGAACGTAATCCAGTTGCCGATAAAAATACAATATCAGTTCCTGTATTTTGAATACTATCTCTAGCTATACACCCTACCCCTGAAATAACCTCAACTAAAGTTAAAGAAGTTGTACTAATAGTAGATGCAAAGTTATCTCCATCTGAATATATAATAATATGGTTTTTACAAAATATAATTAAGTTACCATTCATTTCACCTAAACCAGTAATTACATCTTGACCTTTAGGTAAAACTCCAGCTATGTTTAAAGAACCAGAACTACCTCCACCCCATTTATATCCATGTAATAAATCAGTAAAGTATACTGTAGTTTTATTAGTTGTAGTATCAGCAGCCCATAAACGACCAAAGGCTGACATAACTATATTAGCTTCTGGTGGTGTTCCTGAACTTCCTGTGTGTTGGTCTATACTTTTAAATTCATTAGGTGTAGTTTCATTTGTGTAATATAAAGGTTTATAATCTCTTTGGAAGAAATATGCTATATCGTTTAGTGTTGCACTACTCCAATTACCAGCACTAATAGTATCAGTAGTAGTAGGGGTGCGTTCTGTTAATGTAGCCAGTCCTGTATAAAATTTAGTACTAGACCAAGACACTAAAGTATTAGTTCCTGCTATATCTAAAAAGGGGTGCATACCTTTTAAGTTAACACCTGTACCACCGGAAGTAGTACGATATAACCAACCTTTTCTTGCACCTAATCTACCAAATTCATCTATAATACAGTTATTAGCTTCTAAAGCAAAGCTAGGGTCATTAGCTACACTAGACTCTTGGGTATTTAAACCTAAGAATGCTGGGGCTACTAATGATGCTGTTAATATTTGTTTTGACATTATTTAATAATTCCTAAGTAATTAAGCTTCATACCAAATACTTTCTTCTGGGTGTTTAGCTGCATCTAAAGCTATAGCATCTTGTAAGGCATTGTTTGCTCTAGCATATGCACTTGTTGTAGTAGCACCACCATCTTCTCCACGTTCTTCTACAGCTAGTGCATAAGCTAATAGTTCAATAGGTTTAGTTGGTACGCTAAAAGTATCTGCATCACTTTCTAATTCTGCACTTCTTAATATTACATTAAAGTAAATCGTATAAGCTTTATCAGGTATTGGATATAAATCAACTTGTGTATCCCCGTCAGAACTTATACCGTTAAAACAATAGTAATAGGGTGAGCCTGTTGCTGGTTCTGTATTTAAAAATAAATTATTAAAATCATGTGAACTTTTTTGTTTTAAGAAAAAATCATCAGTTTCATTTATAACATCTAATACTGTTAATCTATTCTGTGTACCATTAAGTTCATAATTAAATATACCATTGGAAGTGGTAGCTGTTAGTGTATTACGAAGTCCTGACCAATGCCAAGCATTCTCTACATCTATTAAAGCATCATTAACTAACACCCCTATTAATTTAGAGTATGTTGTTTCATTTACAGATGCTACAGTTCTTTCCCTTAATCGTTTTAAAATATTGTTTACTACTTGTAAGTATGTCATTTTATATTCCTATGTTGTACGGTACTTTTTTACTTTCTTTGCTACCTTTTTAGGTTGTGCTACAAACTGTTTACCTTTTCTATTACCTTTTGCTTTAGCAGCATTAGTAGCTCTTTTCTCAGCGGGTGTTAAAGCATTCCAAGCTGCATCCGGTAAGTATCTTCTTTTACCATTACTAGGTTTACCACTAGATGTTCTCCACTTTTGATTAGTCCAATCAGTTAAACTTTGTTGTCTTTTAGTTTTATTAGACATAACCACCACCTTTAGCTTTATATTGTTTAGCTAACATTTGAGCTTTACGAGCTGACCATTGTCCGGGCTTACCACCCTTACTACCTGCTTTAATTTTGTTAAAAAGATTTTTACGCATAGTAGGTTTAGTATAATTACCTGCTTTATTTACTGTACTTTTTTTTGTTTTCTTTTTTACCATTTTACTTTATTCGCCCAATAAGCTGCTGACATTTTTCCTTTAGCTATATTTTTACCATGTCTAGCTTTAAATGATTTTCTTTTTGCTTTCATTTTAGCTGACTCCCCTGATTTAGGTTTACCTGCTGTACTAGCTCCTTGCTCTCCAAACCTAATAGTTTTTATTTTATCACCTTGTTTAGCAACTACTACATGAGATTTCTTAGGATGGTTAGGGGTACGTTTAGGTTTATTATAACAACATACACCTGCTTTTTTTAACCTGCTGTCTTTTTTCTTATCTGTCATAATTTATGTGGCATCCTTCCACGATAGTACAATCTTCTGTACTGACCATTGATTTTCCTATTTGGATGTGCCGCCATTATTTTTGCAAGTTTATACATATTGCCTCCTTATAACTTAGTTATACCAC